TAAAGCTCTGAACTCATAACCATCACCAAGAGAAGTAACTCTTACTTTCGGTTTACTTTGTTTTCTCATCCCATAAGTGGGTTGTATTGATGGAAATGTTGCCATTATCTATTTAACAAACCTCCAGACCTTTGTTCATCAATTATAGTTGCCTGCACTACAGAAGCAATCAAACCGCCTAACTGATCAGCTTCTGATCCGTTTCCTTGAACAGAACTACCAGTTGCATCTACATTTACGGTGATCATATTATTTGTTGTATTACCTCCACCTGTAGGAACTGAAGGTAAAATTGTTCCAGATGTGCGAGGAACAAATAATTCAGGTTGACGTTCTCCAACAATATAGGGCTGGCCAGCTTTCACAGGGCCACCATTTGCTTTAAACAGTCCTCCTAATAAACCGCCAGCAAAGTTCCCTAAAAATCCACCTAATCCGCCTTTATTTTGTTTAGCTCCAAAACTTTCTCCAAAATTTCCTAATAATTTATCTATCTGAGCATCAATAATTTTATCTCTAATTCTATTTAATACATTCGTCATTGCCTGACCAAAAGATTGTGCGCCAGTTATAGCATCTCTTAAATTATTTTTAATACTTCCTTCTATTTCTTCGCCGATATCTTTAAATTTTTCTTCTAATTCGTCAGCTACTTCTTTTTGTTTTTTAAGTGCATTTGTGCCTTCAATATATTTTGTAATTATATCTCTAAGTCCCTCGCCATGAATTGCAACAAGAGCATTTATTTCCTGTTGTGTTTGTACTTCTTTTAAATTTCCGTCAATTGCTTCTTGTGCTAAAGCCCTTTGATTGCTTAATCGGTCTATTAATTTACCTTTTGCCTTAACAGAATCCATTTCTGCCTGTTCATAAGCAATAGCTTTTTTTAAATTATCTTTTATTAGTTTGTTACTTTCTTCTTGTATTTCTTTATTTTTTTTTGTTGTTTTATTTTTTTCTTTTTCTACTGCATTTTCTTTAATTACAGTATCTAATCTTTCTTTAATTGGATTTAAATTATCTTCATTTGCTTTAAGTTGTTTTTTTAGTGATTGTAAAACTTTTCTATTACTTGTGTCTTCATTTTCATTTATTTTTTTTAATATTTTTTGTCTTTCTATAAATAATCTATTGAATTCACTTTTTAACATTTGAATATCACCTTCTTTCAATGCCTTATTAAAATCTCTTTGTTCTTTTGCTGCTTTAATTATTGCAGTAGTAAAACCACCAACAAGAGTTGCCACTGCTACAAAGGGCAATGCATTTAATGCAATAGTGGCAACGCCACCCGCAAAGGCAACTTTTTGTAATCCCGCAGCTACAACTGGTAAAAGAACAGCCACACCCTTAGCTGCAACTGCAATCGCTGAAAATATTGCTGCAGTTTTCCCAATAGGTGAATTTACAAAATTAGTTGCAGCAATAGTTAACTCTGTGAATCCTTTAATAACAGGTATTACAACAGGTTCTAATACTTCACCAAATGCCCTTGATAAATTTTCTGTTTCATTCGATAAGTTTTTAAATACCTGTGTTGGATCATTTTCCAGTAAAGCTTTTAGAGATGCTCCACCATCAGTTTCAATTTTGCGTAATGCTCTTAAAACAACTTCACTTGTCAATTTGCCTTCAGATGCAAACTTCTTAAGTTCACCGACTGTAACTCCTAATTCATCAGAGATAGGAGCTAATAAAGTTGGAATTTGTTCAGATATACTTCTAAATTCATCTCCTTGTAAACGTCCAGAACCTAACGCCTGTGCTAACTGTCTAAAAGCATTTGATGATTCTATTGCAGATGCACCAGCTAGCTTAGCAGCAGTATTAAATCCAAAGAAAGTACTTTTTATATCTTCTACACCAACTCCTAAAGGTTGTAATCTTGCTGTTATATCAGTTATTCCTTCAAGTGCTTCAGTTGCACTTAGTCCAAATGCTTTCTGTGCATTAGCGGCGATTTCTTGTGACCTTGCAAAAGTTCCAGATGCTTTTGTTAATAATCCTAGTCTTACATTTAACTTTGCAAAATTAGCTGATGTATTTACTGCCTGCCTTGCCAAAACTGTTAATCCAATACCAGCAATAGCTGTCTTTAATCTATTTAAGCCGCCATTAAGTTGAGTAGTTCTACTCTGTACGCCCTGTAATGCTCTAGTGGCCTGACTAGCGTCAACTGTAAGTTTTACATTAGCCTGTGCCACAAATAAAAAAAGCCTTTATTATATTTTACCTTCTATTTGCCTTTTGGCGATTTAATTCTTTTTTTTCTCTATCATTTTTTACTTCATAGTATCCAGCCCAAAAAATCAGTTCTTCTTCTGTAATCAGAGAACGTAATTCTTGTAATGTCTTACCTAATTCTGTTGCGAGAAAAAACTCAAAATTTAACCAGTTATCTCGCGATATTATTTTTTTGCTGTATCAATATCTAATTTTATATCAAACAAAAATAATTCAATATCATTTAATACGTTTTCGGGAAGTTCTCTTTGAAGGTTTGGCGCATCTGCGGGGCTAAATGCTTTTGTACCATCTTCATTTTCTGCCATTTTACAAAGCAAATATGTCGATATTGTCAAAGCATCATCTGTGCCTGCGGCTGCTTGCGCTCGCACTCTATCTTCTCTTGTTAAAGGTCTAAAATATAAATCAACAATTTTTTCACCGTTTTTATTTTTAAATTCATATTTACGTCTGGTTGTCATCTGATCTTTATAAGATTCAGTTAACAGGTCAATCGTTCTTTTGTTTGGCATTGGTTAATTAGTTGACTAATAAACTCAATGTATCAGATAGCTGATGTAATGGTACCACTTGTTATAAAACTGATATTTATTATTTGAACTTCCCCAAGTGTTGCGCCATATTCTGCGTTTGTAATAATCCCCGCAAAACTTATTTTTTTTGCTGAAGTATCTCTATCTGGAAATAATTCAAATAGTGCATCAGCGTTATCGCCTGTGGTTAATACATCATCAATGAATGTTGTATAGCCTGCACCTGTCTCTGATGGATCATAAAGAAGTTCTGCTGAACCTTCGCCTTGAATCAAGCCACCAATATTTGTTTTAAAAGTATCACCCTGCTTTGTTGTTTCCATAGTGTCTTTTGTTATAGACAAAGACCAATTTCTTGTCTGCCCAACGTCAGCTTCGGTTCCACCAGCGTTTTCAAACATAATTTTTCCAACATCGCCCTTGATAGCCATAACAAAAAGAAGTATTTATTTTATATTAACCTTTTTTCTGTTTTTTCACATCTTTTTTTAATTTTTCTTGAGTTTCCATATATCGCCTGCAACGTCCATCCCAATATGCAGGGTTACGGCGACCCTTCACAGCTTCGATTGCATCAAGCATTTTTTCTGTAATTTCCATTAAAGCTCCTCAAAAATTTCAAAGGTCATTCTTAATTGCGTTTGAAACTGACCTTCAGGATTTGGATTATCTATGACTTCAGGCCCGATTGGGCTGTCAAAGATCACACTTGATACTGTAATTCGATTATATAAATCACGCAATCTTTTCCCGATTGTGTAGTTGTCGCCTGAACCTATTCCCTGCGGCGTGAAGATATTAAAAACAACAATTCCATTTAAACGATTCTGACCGCTTGCATTTCCTAATGTTAAATAATTACTTTCACCAAAACTTGTAAGGCATTGTACAAAGGTTGTGACCGCACTGCTGTCATAAGACATATTATGAAAAACAACAGGGATTGCGGGGCTGGTAGCAAGCTCTGTTGCGACTCTTTCTTCAATTGTTGCTCTTACTGTGTTTAAATTTACTGCAGCCATTATTTACCCCTAATTTGTTTGTAAAGATCTTGAATTTCGTTTGCAAGTTCTTTTGCTAACAGATCAAGATGTTTTGCTTTCAATCCTTGATTGCTTCTATATGTACTTCCCCAAGACGGCGGTAAACTTGTTCCGAACATAACAGGTTCCGCATATGGAACATTGTTATGAATATTATACTTTTTTCTGAAATTTTCTTTCCCTAATTGATAATTCAAAGCTTTGGGAGGTCTTACAACAGTTCCCTTTCCAGCGCTTCCATATTTGCCTTCTGGGGCGGGTGCGCCGCTTTCTGCGTTTTCTCCTATCTGCCAAGAAACAGCAAGCCTTCCAGTATCCACTGGCGAGCCTTCCTTGACAATACGATCACCCGTTAAAACAGTTACAGATAACAAAGCATTGATTTGTTCTTCTGAATAATCACCGATTTGATCAATTCGTATTTTTTTCATGTTCTTAAATAACAAACAAAAGTTAATTTATCATTTGCAAGTTGATTAGTTTCAACTCTTATTATTGAATAAGTAACAGAACCGACAATAATTTTGTCTTTTGTTGTTGGAGTAGAAGAAAGACTTGCTGCGGCAATATTAATTTTTTTATCTGTTGCTTCAATTAATTCATTTACTTCACGGTTATTAATATCTTCAAGAATACCCCTAATGGATGTATCTGTGTTCGTTTCTGTAATAACACCTGTAGTCGTGTTATAAGACCCTGCGGAAACAGACCTAAAAGTTATATCAGCCGATAGCTTTTTATTTGATAAAACTTTTTTTAATGCGTTGGCTATGCTCATAATCTATAGGCA